CCAGAGGCTTCCAACCAGTGCGCTGGTTTACTCCTCCTCCACGAACACTTGCGTTGGTCAGCCAAGAAAGTTGATTCGCCCGTAGTCCGGTGGTGAACCCCGGCGAATTCATCGTCGGCACACGACCACTGTCGATGCCGCCCTCGAAGGAAATTTGACCATCGACCATCCTGACGCCATTGCCACCAGAAGCCATTACGCTGGACGCTGCGCGTCTGAAGGCACAAAGTCAATATGCGTGGCCGGACGACGTAACCTACCCAAGCAACAGAAATACGGGCTTCTCTGGGAGCCGCTCATGGTTGACGCAGCCATTGAGATGCAGATGATCCGACAGGGAGGCACCTACAAGGGACACGGCAACGGACTCTTTTTCCACTTCAAAGCGTTCATAAGCCTGCTCTGGCCGGATCACGTCTGGCATCGGTGGAATGAACTGGAACTGGCCAGCTATCTCGAGTACCGCATCATCGGCGAGATGGGTCCAGCCTCCAGTGGCAAGACCCACTCGGCTGCAATCAACGTCCTCGCCGATTACTACCCATGGAGCGACTGCACCACTGTCCTTGTTTCATCGACCGAACGCGAGATGCTCGAAATGCGCGTGTGGGGCGAAATCAAGAAGTACCACCGTATGGCCCAAGACAGGTATCCTCACCTGATCCCCGGCAACCTCATCGAATCACGCCAGCGTATCATCACCGATAGCCGATTCGAGAACGCCGATGGCCGAGACTTCCGTAACGGCATCTGCGGTGTGCCTTGCAAAAAGGGCGGTGCATACGTCGGTCTTGGAAGCTTCGCCGGCATCAAGAACAAGCGACTGCGCATGGTGGCCGACGAGTGTCACCTGATGAACCGGGTGTTCGTCGATGCCATCGCAAACCTGAATAAGAACTCCGATTTCAAGTGCGTCGCCTTGGGCAACCCGAAGGACACCACGGATGCGCTCGGCGTCATCTGTGAACCCGCAGCGCACCTTGGCGGATGGGATGCGGGATCGACCAAGGCGATGGAGCTAAAACGTGGAGCACGAGATTTGAAAAAGGAGTCTGCATTCAACTGGACGGCGAAGACTCTCCCAACTTGGACGGTCAACTTGGTATACCGCTAATTACTCAAGCCGCCATTGATGCCGACATTAAGTTTTACGGCAAAGACTCGTTACAATACTCCATGATGAACAAAGGGAGGATGCCGCGTGGCCAGGGGTTACGCCGCGTCATCACCCGCCAGATGTGCCTTAAGTTCGGCGCGATGGAGGAAGCCATCTGGAAGAACGACAAGCGAACCAAGATAGGGTTTCTTGATGCCGCCTACGGTTCGGTGGGTGGCGACCGCTGCGTTTACGGAGAGCTTCAGTTTGGACTCGATCCAAATGATCGTCAGATACTCGAATTGATTCCGGGTAGAACCATGCTTGTTCCAGTTAGCGTTGAGGTGAACGAACTACCGGAGGATCAGATCGCCAACTTCGTGAAAGCGCAGTGCGAGCAGAGCGGGATACCTCTACAGCAGTTCGGATTCGACTCTACCGGCCGCGGCACATTGATGGGCGCCTTCGGTCGAATCTGGAGCCCGCATGTCGTTCCAATTGAGTTTGGCGGAAAACCATCAGAGCGTCAGGTGACTTGGATTCCTAACTCTCACAAGATGACGTGCCGAGATTACTACTCAAAATTCGTCAGCGAACTCTGGTACTCCGTGGCCCTCACCATTCAAAGTCAGCAATTCCGTGGAATGACAGAAGAAATGATGAACGAAGGCTGCATGAGGGAATGGGGCATCGTAGGCGCCAACAAGATCGAGGTAGAGCCGAAGGAGAAGATGAAGCTAAAGACAGGTCGATCCCCGGACTTGTTCGATGGTCTTGTTACTGGTGTGGAGATGGCCCGGCGATTCGGATTCGTCATCTCAATGATTGTCGCCAAGGGAGCCCTGAAGATCGACGATGGCTGGAAGCAGAAGTTCAAGGACCGCATGAACCGACTGGAATCGAATCACCGCCTGACCTACTGACCCTTAATGGTCACTTTACCCTCTTCGGCTGTCTCTTTCTTCTGAGCCTCTCGGCCAGCGGTGTTCCCCTGTTCCCGTTCCACTGCGAGCCACTTGTCCAACCGCGAGTTGATGACCTTGTGAACGATTTTTATCTGACGCAACGAAAGGATCTGGAGGATGGCCATAGAAAGGAGCCCCGCCGCTATGATTTTCTGGTACAGATCCATTTATGGCCCCTTTTTCCAGCCTGAGAAACCCACGATCAGTCCGGTGATGACTGCGGCCAACCCGACGACCCATCCAGGTATCGAGGTGTTGACGAGCATCGTGGTGCCGAACAGGAGCAGGAAGATTGCGAGTGCGATGTTTGCCATAATGGTAATCAGTTACACCATGCGGATCGTTTACTGTCGATCCTTCATTTGTTCACGCTTCAAGTCCTCCGCCTCAAGCCGCCTGACTTCCACATGCCGGCCGTAGGTGCCATCCCGAAACTTGCTCAGGGCGTGCATCCCCTGGAGTGAGCAACCGACACCCAGCAACAGCCAAAACCTTACCTGCGGGTCAATGTACTTGGCTGCCTCTTCGGTTGAGAAATACATGCTCATCGTGGCAAGAACGGCGATGTTTACGGCAATGCAGCCGTCGAGAAATACAGGGGGTATCTCAGAGAAGTATTTCTGCACCGCTTTCAACATTCCCTTTTTGCCCTTCTCAGTTTCGACATGAGTCATTTGTTCAGGACATTTATGGCTACTCCATTCATCAGATACTCCAATCACTCCATGATTCCACCTTCTTGAACATCGGCACCGTGCGCTTAATTATGAGAGCCTCTTCCGAACAATACCTCTGCTTCTGCGACTCTCTGCTTTCCGGCAATGCGATCAGGTTTTGGGTTGGCTCAGGCATTGGAACAACCTTCAGCCGCTCCGCGTGTCGTCGATTGGCCCAATGCACACCAAGGCCAAGCGACATACCCTTCAGGGCGTACCTCCCGGCAGTGGAGGACGATTGGTGGAGGCTCGGAACATCATGCGTTGCCGCATGGCCACTATGGCTGGATCGTTTATTATGTCTGCCAAATGAATCCATGTTTGCAAATCCACAGAGCCCTCCAATTTCAGGCCGGTGGTGGTGTTTGTGGTGATGCGCAACTGAAGCGGGGCGGCAGGGTTATTTGTCTCCTTCAGGATATTGCTTGGGTCGCTTTCGACTCCATCTGAAGTCCTTGCCACGACATTGAAATAGAGGTAGCCAGAGGTCGGGTTTGTCACCACCGCAGTCAGGTTTGTACCGACGAACAGATTAAAGTTGGTAGCCCCCGGCAACGCTCCCCACTTAAGCACGTAACCAATGTTCGTTCCATGACTTGGGGCCTTGTCCCATGCCAGCTTGAGGGATGTGAATGGCGGCACCACTGCCATCGCCAATTGCGCCAGTAGTGCGAGGAACGCGATGACAACCAGCAGCCAGATCGTCATCGCCAGTCGCGTCAGCCAGATGTCTTTGATGATTGGGTTCACTCGTAAACGCGAATATCTACCGTAGTGCGAACGAGAAGGTTGTCAGAATCAACGGGTGGCCCCTCAGCCCTGACATCCTTTGTGGTCACTGAAACGTAGTCGTCTGAATTTACCGCTAGTTCGATGGCCGTGAGAGTCGCCAACTCACCCCCTTGGCCGTCGCCACACAGCGCCGTTGTGGATGCCGCAGGAAAGGCACCGGAAAGCGTTCCGACATAGAGCCCCGGGGCGCCCCGTGTCCACACGATGGGTCCAAGACTATTGTTAAGAATCGTCGCCACTGGCGCGTTCTGGCCGCTTTGATTCAGTATTGCTTTGTAGTGTTTCATAAAATCAGGGACCGAAAGTTCCTACGCCTCCGTTCCAAATGTCGGTGACGTTTTGTGGGGTTAGGGCCAACGGAAAGAAAGCAACCTCATCAACCAGCCCAACAGTACCAGCGACGGCTGCCCCATTGTTACCAAAGATTGTAAATGTATCCCAGTCATCAAAATCAATTGTTGCACCTGCATCTGATGCCACCTCTACCCCATCCAGATAAATCTTGGCCGTTGTTCCTGTCGCAGTGATGCAAATAAGATGAAACGATGTATCGGGAACAAATCCGATCTGAAGTGTACCTTCCTCGGATAGTACAAAGTTCAAAATATCCCCGGAACAAAGTATCTCCACACCAACAAAGAAACCGCCAACAGTAGTGCCTCCAATTGACAAAGCCTGACTGGCATCAACCGCAGAGAACTTGAACCATGCGACCAGGGAAAACGCGGACGGAACGGCTATATTTACGGTTCCATCCAAATCACCAAAGTTTGTGGTATTCCAAGTGAAACTTGCGGCGTTGTTTTTCTTACCAGCCGCAGCAGCTACCGCTGTTGTCTCCGCTAGATGAGTAGTTCCAACTGAATCATTTCTGGTTCCACTGGCTTCATCGAGCGTCCAGTAATGCGTGGCACCAGCCGGGAAAGTCGGTCCTACTGGAGGCGTATCTTCTGCATTCGCAATCTGGCAGAGCAGCGACGTGTTCACTGCCGAAATCATCCCCGGTGGAATACACTTCAGGATGCACTTGGCTTGTTCCAGCAGGGTGTTCGGATCACAAGGCATACGTCAACTGTTCACGATGTCGCAGAGAATAGCCAGTTTTACGGCTGGCATCATGCCCGGCGGAATGCACCCCAAGATGCAACTGGCTTGGGTGATTAGCGCCTGTGGATCGCACGAAATCGTTTCCCCGTCTCGAATTGCGCAGAGCAGGACGATCTCCACAGCGTCGAACATCAACCCGCTGTAGTTGCATTGGTAGCAACTGGATTGTGCGAGCAGTAGTGCTGTATCGCAGGGCATATCAGTTTGTATCCGTGATGATCACCGGAGGAGCGGACACCCAAGCCGAGGCGCAGTCAGTACCAGAGGCTCTGACCTGCACCTCTATCAAGTCACCTTCAGCCGAACCGCCAGACGCATCCACTGTCGCCGTTGTGGCATTGGGTGGTTCAGAAGGAGCATTAACGAATGCCCCACCCGTGGTCAGATTGCGCCAGCGCACATCGAACCCAGTCTCATTGCTGGAGTTGTCGGTCCATGTCACGTCCAGAACAAGGGCACCTGCTGCGGCTGCGGCTACACCGGACGGGGCAGTTGGTCCAACACACGATGCAATGTCGCAAAGGATTGCCGTTTTCACTGCGGCCATCATTCCGGGTGGTATGCAGGAACGAATGCAACTGGCCTGAGCCACCAAGGCTTGAGGATCGCACGAAATTGCCTCCCCATCACGCCACGCGCACAAGAGCACGATTTCAACGGCTGGAAACAAATCCCCAATCAGCAAGCATCGGTAGCATGTCGCCTGCGCCAATAGGGTGTTCGGGTCACAGGGCATTAAGTGTAGGCTTCATCCTCTGACTCTTCATCGCCTTCGGATTCGTCGTCCTTGTCGTCCTTGTCCTTTTTCTCATAGATGCACTTGATCGACACCTCGTCTTCGTACACCTCGACAACCTCAACCTTCTCCCGATCGCCGGGCTTCATGTCATTCTTGAAGAAGCTCTTTGGAACGAGCGCCAACTGATCCTCAGTCTCATCGCTCTTGTTGTCGTCCTTGGTGTCCTTCTTGGTGTCCATCTCATCAGACTCGGCGGTGGAAGGTGCCGAGTCGTCATCCATCATGTCGTAAGCCATAGAAAGTCTTTCGGTAAAAGAAGGCTTGCCTGCCCAGCCGCAGGCAAGCCCTCACCAATGCCGCCAACCAACAGTGATTACGGACAGAGCGGATTGCAACTTCCGTACGATTGAGTCGGATAACCAGGATCGGTGTTGCAATTCGGGATTTCCGGCACGCAGAACGGTTCGCCACGGTGGAAGAAGGCGTTAATGAACTCCGTGTAGAGCGGTCGGATTGCGAGCTTGAAGTCCGCGATGAACTGGCCCTTGTTACGCCGCTTGTTCTCAACTACGCAGCCGTTCTCACCAGCCCCAAGGTTGTCCATCACGAACTGCCACTTGCCGCCGAAGTTACGGCTGCTGAACGGCATCTCAGGGTTCACCGGCTGTGCGTCCATGACCAGCGCCTCAATCCCCTTCTTGTGCCAGATGAACGTGATTCGGAACTGGGCCAAGTCGAAGTCCGGGTTTTCCACTGACCCAAGTCCAGGTGCGCCGCCCGCGCCGCTCGTGATCTCGTTCCTGTAAGGAAGCACGATCTGGTATCGGTAACGGTTCACACCGGCCCCGGCGCCGAGATCCCGAACGAAGTTGAACCGAAGGTTCATCGGGTCCACTCGAACCATGAAGTTGCCGATCTGGCCGCTAAACCCGTAGCGCCAAAACGCATTGGCACTCGACCATTCCGTGAAACGCCAGTTGCCGGATATGGTGGGACATGCCCCGGCACCACTGCCGCATTGGCCACCCAACTTGTCGAGTTCCCACGCAGTCGAAATGTCAGTCACCAACTCGATGAACGGGGCGGTTTCCTTGAACGGATTCTTGCCCGCATACCCGCGGCGCATGAGCGGCTCGAAGCGGCTCTGCAACATCTGAGGCACCAGCTTGAACACCGTCGCCGGATTTGCTGACGTGTCGAAGAAGATTTCCTCATCGCCAACCACCGTCCAGACGTACGTGAACTGGGTCATCAGCCGGTTGGCGATGAACTTCTTGTCCGAGAACTGGAGCGCCCGCTTGCGCAGGAAGTTCGACATGATGTCGGTCGTGGCCGGCCGCAGGATGTCCGAGATGATCTGGCGGAAATGTTCCTGAGCCTTGGTGACGTGCATCTCCTGGTCGAAGCACAAAAGCGGCGTCTGCCAGCTTTGTTCCTCAAGGTAGTAAGTGATCCGCGTCGCACCCCACCCGATGCAATGCTCGGTCTTATCGCAAGGCGTACCCACGCAGTTGGCGTAGGTGGTGCGATTCCAGACCTTAGTGGTGTTCGGGAAGACGTGACGGAACCGATCCAGCGTGTGCTCAACCCCGGAGAACGCATCGAACGTGCCGGTGGCCACGTTGAGCACCCACGAGTCGGTGGGCCGGATGTCGGAGAGGATCAATTTGTCGTATACCGGCTGTTGGTCAACGAGGTATTGTGCGAACTTTGTGCAAGAAATTGTGGCCATAAGGCTTCAAAACATTCGAGTTACCAGCGAACGATGAGCGCAGCGACATGCTGCAAGCGCACTTCGACTGGGGCGTGTTTTAGAAGCCGGCGATCTTATCTTCCTGCCACACTTGGCGAGCCGGGCCGGTTGTTTAGCGGGCGACTGGCCGCTGCCGAAGTCCATCGGCGGGCGAAGTCAGGCGAACCTGACTGTTCGGGGGTTTACGCTTGCAAAAGGTTTCTGTCAATGGTTGAATCTCGAAATGCGATTCGTACCGCAATCTCAAAACTAACATTTCGCACCTTCCGTTTCGAGGGCTGAGGCTTCCTGCCAAGGCGTACGAACCACGGGATGGGGGGTGCTTGTACACAACATGGCCATCATCGGCTTGGTAGTCTCTGGTTTGGATTGCTCAGGCGCTCTGTGGTTGGCCTTGGTGTGGTGTGGTTCCTTATGAAAACAGCAAGTAAGCAGAACAGACTCACAGCAATCGGCGGAGAGTCACCAAGCAACGGCGCAGAGCACGGCATTGAAATGTCGATGCCTTATCGGGTGGAAGTGGAGATCGAAGGCACGGCTCCAATCCTTTTTCACCGATGGAACTGCGAATCAGTTGAGAGCAAGTCGAAGGCAAAGAAGGGTTCAGCCGAGAAGAAGTCCGATGACGTGGAAAGCTACGTTTACCGAACGGAGAAAGGCGAACTTGCGATTCCCGGAGAATACTTGAGGGGCGCAATCGTAGGTGCTGCAAAGTTCCAGCAAGACCCCCGTTCTCCAAGAAAGTCGGCGATGGATCTGTTCAAAGCAGGTGTAATCAGTCTGACACCGTTGGCCAGTCTCGGCGTGAAAGACTGGGATCTGTTGGATAAGCGGCGTGTCGTGATTCAACGGAGCGCGATCACTCGGTCGCGTCCCTGTATGCGTGAAGGGTGGAAAGCGAAGTTCATCCTTCAAATCCAGTTGCCGGAGTACATCGACCAAGCGTTGCTCAACTCAACGATTCAGGCGGCTGGAAAACTGATCGGACTTGGCGACTTTCGCCCAAGCTTCGGTCGGTTCAACGTCATCGAATTTTCAGTCCTTGAGGACTGATTGCGGTGCGGTAGTCAGTGGCGTGGAATTCTATGGTATGACGAGGAATGGTGGGGTTAGGCACGCTGTGGCAATCATTGGCGAGTCGAGGCAAGTCTCGGCGGGCAGAGCTTTGCTGCTGTCGGCTGGGGTCCGGTTCGGTGGGACGCGGTGCGGTAAGGTCCGGGCCGAAAGGCCGGTGAGGTATGGGTGCGATGAGGTGTGGAACGGCTGGGCTGGGTCCGGTTGGGATTTGCTAGGCTAGGCACGGTCGGCTACGGACAGCATTGGTGCGGTAGTGCGGTGTCGGGTCCGGCTAGATAAGGTTGGGTTCGGTTCGGGACTCGAAAGAGTCCGGTATGGTGCGGCAGGGTTCGGTGCGCTACGCTTTACCGCGCATTGGCAGGCTGAGGTACGGTTTGGTTCGCTTGGGTTTGGCAGTCCACGGGAAGATGCTCTGGTTTCGGCCAGAGCATCTTTTTCACGTCACGTAGTTCGACATCCGCTGCAACGAATTGTGCATTTCGTCGCCGCTTACTTCCCCATTATCCTGTGATCGTGGAGTGCCGTTGGTTGGCTCCGAGCTTTGAAATTCAGCTACGGCTTTTTCAAGTTCGGCGACCTTTGAACGCAAAGCCGTATTTTCGTGTTTCAACGTCGAAAATCCAATTGCCCGATTTCTCAACGCGCTGTGAGCACGGATAATCTTGTCCCTTTCTTCCTGCGTCTTGGCCGAATTGATATTCTGTTTCAACGTGGCGTCCACGAACTCGGTAGCCTTTTCCAGCTTCTCGTTGCGCTCCGTCTCGCCCTCTATGGGGCGCAGATACTCGTACTTCTCGACAGCCTCATCGTTGACCTGTTTCCAGACCTTGGCTGCCTCCTCTGAGCGAGCCTTCTGCTTGGCCTGCATCTCAGCGGCTCGCTGTTGTTCACGGTCACTACCGCCCTTCTTGGACTCTTCGAGCGCCTTGGTCTGCTTGTCGGACAAATCACGGATGGTGCGGCGATGGGCCATCACATCGTCGGCGGAGTCACCGAACCACTCCTTGGCCGTGGATCGAGCCTGACCAAGCGGCATGTTGGCCAAGGCGATCAAGTCCTGAGCGGTGGCAGTGCGGGATGATCCGTCTTCGTTGGTGATGACGAGTTCCTTCAGATCGGAGATGGCGTTGTTCCACGCATCCTCGTAGGGCCTCTGGTACTGCTCGGCGAACTCCTTCGATTTGGAATAGTTGACGTGCCGGATCTCGTCCTCCAGTTCCTTGTTGCGAGCTTCGATGGCAGCGAACCTGTCCTGATGTTCCTTTGGCAGTTCGCCCGGCTTCATGGAGGTGCGCAGTTCGGCGATCTCCTTCTGGAGTTGCGTGTTGGTCTTCTTGTAGGACTCGACGAGCTTCCACGGTGAAGTCTTACCGGGCTTTTCTGGTTCAGCCGGCTTGCCTTCAGCGGCAGTCTTATCTTCCGGTTCCGCTTCTTCGACGGGCTTGGCCTCATCCTCTACCTTGGCTTCCGGTTCTTCGGTTTCTTCGGAGGGTTTTGAAGGTTCCTTTGGGGCTGCCTTCGCCTTGGGTGGCGACTTGGGTGCGCCCGGTGGCTTCGGTTCTTCCGCGTCAGGGTCCAAGAACCGCTCCATGTCGGCGTTGGCCTGATCAAACGGGTTGGTGACTTTGGCCGGTTCTGGCGTCGCAGGCTTTGCAGGAGCGGCGGGCTTAGCTGGCGCTGCCGGTTTTGCGGCGGCTGGAGCGGCTGGAGCGGAAGGCTTGGCCGGGGCTGCGTTCGGTGACGGTGCTGGTGCGGCTGGTGGTGCTACTGGGGCTTCGGTTGGCATGGTCTATTTTACTCCGTGGTCGAGGTTGGTTGGTAACGGGGCTGGTGGTGATTTCGACATCTCGGCGATGTTGAGCAAATGGGTGATGAATTCGCGGGCGCCCATGATGCTGTGATAGGCAGCGGCGGCGGCAACGGGATCTTCGGTGTGTGTCATCGACACTACATAGTCAAGCAAAGCGGCGTTGAGTGCTTCACGGAACCTAGCCGAGACAACCAGATCGCGATGGGCGTCTGCTAAGACCTTCTTCTCCAGAAACTCCTTCTTTGGTGTGAGGTTCATTCAGTCTTGTCCTTTTTGGCACTTTGGGCATGGGATGCCTTTGGCGGCCCATCCATGTTTGTGGCAAATGTCTGGAGCATCTCCTTCTTTACACTCAGGACACGACACCCCAAGAGCAGCCCATCCGTGCTTTTGACACGTCTTCATTTTACGTCTATTGCGATACCAACTCATTCAGCAGTGGTTTCCGGTGCGTTATTGGCCTTGGCCCGTTCACGACGAATCTCCGCAGCCGTCTTCACGTCTTGAGATTGGATTTCAGCCTGCGTGAACTGTGCTTCCTCGGCCATCTCCAGTTCATGCTGCTGCTGTTTCCGATGCTGCTCCATCTCCCACTGAACCTGACGCTGTGAAGTCCTCTGGGCGTGTGAATCAGCGGCAGTCTTGGCCTTCAACTGGGCCTGAATAACGATGGCTTCAGCCTTGGCCTTGTCCTTCGGATCGATTCCACCATCGCCGTTCGCCTGAGCCGCCTTCATCTGCTGTTGCAGCCGTTGGGCGAACGCCTTCACCAGATTCATGAACTGGCCGAGTGCAGTGGCGTATTTCCGCACCCGTTCCTTATTCCCCTTGTCCTGACCGATGATCTGGATCTGCTCGTCGATGGTCTGAGCGACGGTCTGTAACCCCACCAGTTCCTCCGGCTTGGCCACACCGCCACGCTTCTGGATACGTCCGACGATAATCGCCATCTCTGCCAGCAATACCTCAGTCACTTCCACCCGGTTGTCGGTCACACCGAACTTCACAGGCAAACCCAGCATGAGCGACCCCATCGCCACCATCGCCTTCTGCTTGGAGTCGGTGAGTTTGTCCGGCTCCTCTGGCACCAGACTCTTGGTTAGCCCAGGATCGTCTGTCGCCGAGAGCGTGCTGATTCGGAGGATCTCCCGCTGACTCTGTGGGTCGTAGAGCGGGCGCCATTCCATGAGTTGCTGCGCAATGGCCATCTCCATCGTCTTGTTGCCGCTGCCCATCACCCGTTCCGGCTCCAGTTCCCATGCCTCTGGCACAAGCAACTTCTCAGGCACCCCAGCCTTCAGACAGTTGAGACGAAACGTCCGTACATCCACGTCGCGGGAATTCGTGATGCAGAAGCGGCGGAAGATTTCCTGATACTCGAACGCTTGGTATTGATACGCCTGAAGGAGAGCCGACGAGATGAGCGCCGTGGTCGCGTTAAGTTCGGCCCGAACTTGGAACGCGGTCTTTTCGACGACTGAATTCGAGCGCCCCTGATCTTGGACATAGGAAGATGAGTTCTGATTGATGATCTGCTGGTTTTGCATCAAACCAAGCTCGGCCAGTTGCGCGTTTACCTGCCACCGATCGGCTGCCGGCAAGAATTGAACTGTCTCGTCGATGATGCCGCGGCTGATAAGGTTGATCTTCAGCGCCCGCTCGGCGTCATCCACCGACTTGACCCTCATGTACATCATCAAGCCCTCGAACACCCTGTTGACCATGAAGAACCTGCCGTTCTTCGCGATCTTCCGGTCCTACACCGCTTATGAGCTTCGGCGGCTCACTCACGGACCAAAGGTTGATCCGGCTTGGCAGATGCCCGTGGTGAACTCGCTTTTGAAATGGGCTGACTCGAACAGCGCCCAGCTTTCAGGAACGACATGGCCGCAAGTGTGGGCGCCGGAAAAGATGGAGGCTCGCATGAAGGACGACAGCGGCCTTTACGCCTCCGATGCCGTTCCCACCATCGACACCTACGACTTCTACTGGTACAACGATGACAAGAAGGTGTGCGGCTGGAACCGTCGAATCATCGTTGATGCCTATGGACAGCCAGGAGTTGGGGGAACGCTACCGACGAGGAAAACGACTGGTGTAACAGACGGCTTTCTCTACAACCCAGGCACGCGCAAGTACGGGTCGAAGATGTCGGAGATTATCAACTTCCAGTTCGCTGACCTATCCGCCGTAGCTCCGTTTCGATACCACTCGGTACGTTCGTTGGGATTCCTGCTCTACGCAGTGTGTCACCTCCAGAATCGGCTTCGCTGCAAGTTCAACGAGGCGGTGTTCGAGGGCTTGATGATG